TTTTTCAAAATAAAAAGGCTAGAGATTTCTCCCTAGCCTAATCGTTTTATCAATCTTCGCCCTCTACAATTTTCATTCCCTTTACCGGAATTATAAATGTAGTTGTTGGTGCTCCCCAATAAAAATTTTGACTAATCTTAATAGTTACTGGGCTTTTAGTATCGTTTAAACAAATACGATACACTATGTTCTTCGTGCTTTTTTCTGGAACATCACTTCTGGGACTATTTTCTGAACCGTCCCAAGAATCATTCAAGTATATTTCTTGTCCATTTTGATATGCTTTAACTTCAAATTCGCCGCTTGGGTGAAAATAAACAGTTGCTTTGTTGGTTACTTCAAATTTAGGTTCAAAATAATATGTTCCGTAATAGTCAAAAATCTCACCAGAAACATATTTCACCTTACAACGATCAGTTTCATATACCGTAGATGCTGGATTTGTGGTAGCCTTTTTGTTCTTAACCACCACTTTAACTTTTTTGCTGACCTTTCCAGACTTTACAGTAATGTATGCTGTTCCATTCTTCTTAGCAACAATTTTTCCTTTACTACTTACTGTTGCCACTTTCTTGTTAGAGGAAGAAAACTTAACAGTGTCTTTTGAGTTAAATGGTGTCTTGTTTGCCTTAATGGTAAACGTTCCACCCTTTGTAAGATTGACTGTTGTTTTATTCACGGACAGTTTCTTTGTTTTGACAGCCTTACTCTGTACAGTTAAGTTAATGTCCACAGTAACGCCACTTTCTAAAGTTGCTGTAATGATAGTTTTTCCAGTTTTCTTTAATGCTTTTATTTTAAAACTTCCGTTCTTATTCACGGCGGTAACTTTTGCGAGTTTTTTATTCTTTGGAACAACAGATTTTAAGTAATCACCGTTCACCATTCCAGTAATTTTAACAGCTGTAGTTGATTTACCTTTTTGTAGAATTACATTTTTGTAATTTGCTTTTCCAGTCGGGCGAACAGCGTCGCCATACCTCATTTCCTTTTCTCCGCACTTAGAACATCTTCTAACAATTTCAGATGAACTATAATATGTGGCTGCTTTTTCTTCTTTCCATTCAGACCAATTATGCCCTGTTGGTTCTGCAAGAACTTTTCCGCACCTTGTACAATATTGTGATTCAGTACATGTTGCAGGTTTACCAGGGCAGTGACCTAATGCATTTTTAATCACTGCACCACATTCTACGCAAATTTGGTCATCAACACATGTTGCCTTTGGGCCTGGTGTATGTGGTGTCTTGCTTGCCAATACTGCACCGCAAACTGTACATGTCTGTTCTTTCGTGCAAGTGGCTTCTGCACCAGGTACATGCCCTTTGGCGTTTCTTAGTATAATTCCACACTTAGTACATTTCTGTGGCGTTGTACATGTCGCATATGCTCCTGGGGTGTGCCCTGTTGCTTTCTTTAGGACAGCTCCGCAAGTCGTACAAACTTGGTCTTGTGTGCAAGTAGGCTCTGCGCCAGGTGTATGAACGTGAACCGTTGGTGGTTCAATATTATTTATTTGCGCATCAACTTTTAAATTTCCATTAATTTTTCCGTTATTCCAGAAATTTCCGTAAGAAAATCCTGTTGTAACACCATTCTCTGTTTTTGTTGCAGAACTTAAAAGGATTCCTCCATAGTAATAATTTAAGCAAAACAGAGTTCCGCTAACATTAATAGTTCCATGGTTGTAGAAATCTCCAAAAACATATATGTTGCCATTTACGGTAAGGGTTCCATAAAACGTGTAAGTCCCACCATTTACAACGTATAAGTTTCCATCAACTGTTCTTCCGCTAAATTCCTGTAGGCTTCCATTCCCGACTACAAAATCGCCATATTGAGTATAGCCAGTATTGTAATATTTTTCTGCCGATACTGGAACTGCCATACAGACAATCAATAGCATGACTGCCAAAACTGATAGTAACTTTTTCACTTTCTTCATACGTATGTACCTCCCAATAATTGATACCCATATTGTACCACCTTGGGACGCATTCTGGAAGTCCTATTTCGCTTTTCTATCAATTTCCGCAGTTACGGCAAACAAAAGAGCTTCGGCAAATTTTGCGCCAACCGAATCGGAGTATTTATCGTGAATCCGACTTGCTTCCATGGTGAGATTTTCCCACTGTGGAATATCGTCCTTTGAGATAAAGGCATACTTCTTGTGGAGATTCCATATTTCCTGCCAGATGGAAAAATAAGTCTGCTTAAAGTCCATCAGCGTAAAGCACTCCATGATACTTCACAAATCTGTACTCTTGCTGAATTTCCGGGTACCTGTTCCGATCTACTTTTCCGTAGAACATTTTTGATGGTCTGGCATATAATTTCTTACCACCGTACAATGCCCTGTATATCACCAGGGCTTCTCCTGTTTCCGTATGTTGAGCGAATCCAACAATCTTATACAAATACTCGTTGTTGCGTGGCTCCTTGATGGTTTCTCTCTTAAAGTGCTGTACAATGTCTCCTGGTTCAAATAATGGTCTATACATTTTCTTTCTCCTCCTCACCCAGCTAAAAGAATATCTCCAGGATTAACTTCATGGAGTTTTGTTATCTCAACATCTTTCTTACTCTCCCCTTCCCAAATCAAGCCAAGGCTCAGAGCGATTCCTTTAGCTTCGTTTTCACTTCTGGCGCATACAAGCACATCATTAATACCCATATCGCATTCTATTCTCTTTGTTCTTGAAACCAAGTAAAGATTCCCGTTTATTTCCATGCTAACGTCCTCCATAATTTGTTGACTTCTTCGCCCGAAAATCAATTTTATTGGCTTATGCCTATATTTTATAGTGTGAGTGGTTTTGTAGCGGATCCGGTTATTTTATCGCAGTAATTCTTTATCAATAATCTGGAAATTTGCCCTGTGGATATAAAGAGCTTTTCCGTCAATCATTAACTTTGTCATTTTAGGTAGATCGTCTGGTATTTTCCAGAACACCTCGTCACCAGAATATGCGGCTATCGGCTGTCCAAGTTGGGATTTAATTACTACAACCCTAGATTTTCCGAAATAATTTTTATAATAATTTAGAATCCCGGCTATGTATGCATTCTCTGAAATCTTCCCGGTTGAATGGCTGGTAATATCTTCCTGGGTAAAATCAACCTCCGGCTTCAATCCTTTTTGCTCAAAAATACAAGTATCACCACAACTTTCAATTTCTTTACCGTCTATCAGAATTGTAATGACGGAAGATACATCATAGCTGGTTGTTTCGTTACCCTCGCTATCGTAGCCCTTAGATTTCGTTTTATTCCCGGAAATATTAATCTTGTCCCCAGTGGTGGTCATAACCTTTTTGCCGTAGTTATCGTAGGTATAGATTGTGTAGCTGTTTCCAGAAAGATTTCCTTTCACGTCATTCATGTAATCGTCATTCGCTGCACAGCCTGTTAGCCCTGTGATAATGCAAATAAAGGTAATTATCGCCAGTAGTGTTTTGATTCTTTTCATGGTTTTTGTCCTCCCTCAGATGTCTCATAATCAATCGTCCCCAGATCACCGTACACATCTGGGGTAATAGATTCCAACCCAAAAGTTATCTTCCATTGCTTTGTAGTAAGTTACTTTTACATTCCATCTCTGTACCTCGTCAATAATTTCTTTGTTAAGAAGTCCGAATTGATCTCGGCAAGCTTCACTTTCCAGTTTGTAAGTCAATGCTTTGTATTTCTCGGCATTTGCCTGTCTGGTGGCGGTAACCGTAGTCTGGCTTATTGCTAAAAGCAATCCAGCGATCAAAAGATATACCGCACCGATAAAAGCCACTGCTACGCCCAAAACAAGCACGGTTGCGCTCACATTCGAATACTCATATTCGTAGCTTAAAGATTCTCCTATTCTATTTGCAATCAGAATAACAACGCCGACTGCAAAAATGATTATTGATAGCCAAAATATCATAGTGTGTCCTCCCTGTCCTCAATTTTCATTAACAAATTTTTCCGTATGTAGCCAGACATGAAATGCGAATAATGGTGATCCGTGTACTCACTAAATGAAGTGCCAAAGTATTCATCAATCACTTTCATATATGTTTCAATCTCAACATTCTGGAAGTAATCTGGATTTGGCCCGAATCCAAACTTGTCCAGGATATTATCCAAAGCGTCTTGATTGATTTTTGTGTGTGGTTTTCTGGTTCGTTCTTCGTACCTCTTGAAGAAATACTTCGATACTACCAGGAAGCGGTTGGTTGTATATGGGCTTGTCGTATATCCCAATTCTTCAAGCCGTACTGAAACCTGGTTCTTGAATGCAGACCAGTTAAAAGATTTACGGTCTATTGGAATATACTGGATGTTATCCTCAGTCAACATATTTTTGATATGTTGAGAATTGAACCACTCGTTAGAGTGGTATGCATTTTTCTTTTCTTCTTTTAACTCCGTAGGAGATGTAGTATCTGGTATAGTAGTTTCTGAATGATAATCTTTGAAAGTATTCTCTGGTAATGCTTCCCCCGAACTGTCTTTGTGCATTTCGTCATTTTGTCTATGCCTTTCGTCATTCTGTCCAGATGCACATTGGCTATTTGTCTTTGGGTTCTCCTTTACTATACCATTTAATATATTTTCAAGAACATCTTCATTGATGGAATACCATTTTGTACGGTCTCTTTGGTCTTTATTATAATTTCCAGTGATAACAATTCCGGAAGAAATTAAACTTTTAAAAGCTCTTTCTATAGTTTTTGTAGACCACCATGGGAAATTATTCTTTTGCCATTCTTCCATCGTGTTAAAAGTCCAATATCTTCCATCATAATAATTTCTTTGCAATTTTTCATTTATTTCAAGCCAGTAATAAATTTGGCGTAAAACAATGGCTTCATTTAGCCCTAATTTTACTGCTAAATCTGGTTTGATGATAACGCTTTCTTTGCTGGATAAAAAAAGATCTGATAATTTACCTTTCATATTAGATAACCTCCTTGTTGGTCGTAGGCACTCTCCGTATTGTGCCAGAATCCTTGATTTATAAAAACAGTGGACAGGCGTATCAAGGTTTACGCTTTTCGGCGGCCAACCTAGCCC